TTGATGTCCCCTACCGTTGCCCAGGCGTCAGCCACTTTGCTTCACCGCCTCTACTAGTTGCGCCCGCAGGGCTTGATACTCAGGGCGCGGGCCGAAACGTTCCGCCACTCGCAGGTAGTTGTGGGCCTCTGTGAGTTTGCCGCGCCGCGCAAACGTGAACGCCAGCCCGAAGTTGGCTAGTTCGACCGGCGACGATGATAGTACCTGATTGAGTCCGGGGTCTGTCTCGGGCATTGCCAGTACTGTGCGGAACCAGTATTCAGCAGCATCGTACTGGCTTTCGTCTGCGGCCACGCTGCCCAATTGCCACGCGCAATCGCGGCCATCCCGCCAGTCGCAGGCCCACCGGGCATGTGTTGCCCTCACCGCGTCTTCATAGTTGCGCAGCTTGCGGTGCCCGGCGAACTCCCCGGCGTGTAGCTGCGACCGCGCGCCCGCAATCGTCTCGGGCAACGTCAATCCCTGCTGAAACCATAACATCGCCGTGGGCACGTCGCCGCTCTGCAGGAAGGCCTCTCCCAGGTAGTAGGCGGCCCGCATGTCATGCCACTCATGCCAGTCCTCCTGCAGCGCCGCCAAGTCCGTCTTCAGGGCCGCGCATCGCTCCTGCACGTCCTGTCGCTGTAGCTTCTGGTGGTGGATGACAAGCTGCAGGCAGGTGGCACGCGGCTCCCCCACCGGCAGGTGCTCGTGCCGCCGCCGCGCAAACCGTTGCCCGCGCTTGAAGAACTTGCAGTTCTGCCACGTCGCCCCGCGCACGCCCGGCTCGGCCCCCGCCGGAATGTCCACCATGCGCACCATCAGTCCGGTGCGCTTGAGTTCCTCGGCCTTGGCGAATACACGCGTCAGTCCTGCTTTGCCCTCGGCCAGCCACTCGTCGGGGTCCAGCCACGCGAACCAGTCTAGCGCCGAGGCTTCTTCCGCCCGCTCTTGCAGGCCATTGCGCACCTCCGCCCAGCCGCCCGGTGCGGCGGCAAGGTTGTGGGTGTAGACGTGCTCTGTGTACTGATGGGCGATGGCCTCGGTCTGGTCGGTGGAGGCCTCGTCAACGCTGATGTACAGTTCGGCCACGTCGGCGATGCTATCAAGCAGGCGCGGCAGAACTTCCTGCTCGTTGCAGGCGAGGATGACGGCGGCGAAGAGCTTGCTCATCTCTGCTTCCCTCCCAGGGAATGCGTCCCGTGTCGCCCGCCCCAAAGGAGCGGGGGCCTCCGTCGCAACGAAGGCCCCCGTGTCCCGCCTGGGAGGGCTACCCGGCGATGGTGCCGGGGATGATGGCTTGTCGGTTATTCCAACCTCTCACGCCTCACGACGCACCCGCCTAGCTCGTGTGAGTGACATCCGTGTAGATGTACGTGCTGTCCGGCACCGCACACTCCACGCCGCCGGTCCACGTAAACCCGGTGCTCGGCTGGTGCGGATGCTCGGCCTGCACGTCAGACCACGGGTAGATGCCACGGTCGCTGTCGGCCGCGTTGTAGTCGTCGGGCTTGCACTCGCGCAGAATGCGCCCGGCGCGGATGTTGTCGGCAGTCGTGATGATGACCACGTTGTCGGGGATGAGCTTGAACAGCCCGAGGCCCCCGGTGTCCGTTGCCATCGTCTCGTCATCGAAGGGGATGTAGGAATCAATGACATCCCACTCGTACCCGAACAGCACCGGCAACTGGCCCTGCATCGCGCCGCGCGCCGCGATGGCATTGGCCTTCTCGATGCTGCTCTGCACCATCTTGTTGCGCAGAACATAGTTCCACACGACGCTGTTGCAGATGACGCGGGTGGCGTTCTCGATGCCACTGTCCAGCGCGATCTTGGCGCGGGCGGCGTCCAGGTCGGCCAGGATGTCCGTGGTGTTCGTCGCCCACGAGGCCGTAGCGCCCGCGTCAATGTGCGACGCGGTGTAGCCGAGGCCTACCGACAGCGGCGTGCTGTTGGACAACGACGGCACGTCCAGGTAGGCGGTGCCACCGGGCTCAACCGGAGCCACGCCTGCGCTCGACAGCATCGCGCCACCCGTCAGCCACTGCGCCCGCAGCCAGTCCAGTCGGCGCTCGATGTTCATGCGCACCTGAATAACCGCGCGGGCCACATGCGCGCGCTCGTTCGCATTGAGCGAACCGGCGTCACGGGCATTGCGCAGAATCTCCAGGGGCAGGTCCATCTTCTGCTTCGTGGTGATGGCCTTGTAGGACACGTTGCCGACAGTCGGCATCTTCCCGACCGTGGCCGGGGCGCCATACGAAGTCAGCGGGGACATGCTGCGCCGATAGGACAGGATGTCATAGCTGATCGTGTTGCCCGGACCCGTCGCGCCAAGCGGCGTGAAGTACTTCGCCAGCGGCGAAGCGTAACTCGCAAACTTGGTGTACAGGGCTTCCAGGTTCACAGCCTGCAGTTCCAATGCAACCATGCTTTGTCTCTCCTTTCGTGCGCCGCGCCGCCAGAACCACAAAAGCCGCCCTTGATAGGGGCGGCTCGCGTTGCGTTCGGGGCGCGGCTTGCGTTGGTCTATCTACCGACCGTCGTGTTGTCGAAGCGGATGTCCGGCAACTGCGCGCGCAGGTTGATGTTGTCAAACGTCGCGCAGCACTGGCCGGTCAGGTTGCCCACGCGAATAACGCCCGCGTCCACGCCCACGCAGGGCACGGGAATGAGCGTCGCGCCATCGGGGGCCAGCACGTCCACATCCTCCAGGAGGATGAACACGTCGGGCGTCTGCGTCGGGTTGGCGGCGGTGGTGTTGCCATGCGCGCCATTGGCCGCGACCTCGATGTAGTCACCAGCGGAAGCGGTGATCGCGTCCGTGAGGGTGATGAGGTTGGAGGCGTCGGTGACGGTCGAGACGGTCGCGAAGGCGGCGGTGCCGGTCAGGGTCGAGAAGTACAGCAGCACGTCGCCAGCCTTGAAGCCCGTCACGTCGTCAACGTAGACGCTGGTGGACCCGCTCGGGGCGGTCGCCACAATGCGGCTGCGGATGATCGGCGACACGAAGCCGTTGCCGATGGGGCCGATGGGTGTGCCGGCATGGATGCGGTACTTCTCCCGCGCGCCGGTCGTGATCGGGTTGCGGGCGGCGCTGGTCATGACCAGTGCCTTGGTGCGCTCGATCTTGTCGAACACACTGTGCTCGATCTGGGTGTACGTCTGTTCGTTGCGCCAGAAAGCCATGTCTGTTGCTCCTTTCGCTTGGGGTAAGGGTTACTACTTCGTCCGCACGGTGGCAACCATTGCTTCAAGCTCTTCGTCGGTCATCTTGCGCGGAGCCTCGGCGTCAACGTCCTCACCAAGGGTGCGGATGTTGCCCTTGGGCGCGCCGAGGTTGATGGCCGGGGCAATGCCCGTGACGATCTCGCCCAGCAAGTCCAGGGCGGACGCCTTGCGGGTCGTCTGCGCCCCCTGCTCGTCACTGGACAGAACCGTGATATCGGCAATGGTCGTAGCGGCCAGGGCGTCCACGAGGGCGAATGCGGGCACGCGCAGGGCAGGCGGTAGTTTGCCGCCGCGCACCCAGCCATCAACGGTCATGCTCGCCTTGGTGCGGCGCGCCTCGGCGGCCATCGTCTCCACCGTGCCGCGCAGTTCCTCGTTCGCCTTGCTCAGTTGCTCCAACTGCTGTACGAGGGCCGGGTCGGTAGTCGGAGTTGCCGCCGGGGCGGCGGGGACAGCAGGCGGCGTCTGCGGCTCGGACTCTGCGGCCACAAGCTGGTCCACTTCGGCCAGGTCTTCCGGCTTCGCGCCGAGGGCCGTGAGCTTCGCCTTGAGCGACTCAATCAGTCCCATACTCTTTGCTCCTTTCGCGCCGGGGTCTCCGGCTGTGTTGCCGGGCATCCCGGCGATGTCATGCGCCTGTGTAGCAACAGCGGGAGTTGACCCGCTGACTGGCACCCACTTTGCCTCCACTTCCTGGGCTTGCCCCACCGTCATGCGGCCTGCGTCGTCAAAGGAGAAAGGCACCTTGAAGGTCTTCTCCTCCTCGCCCGATGGCCCGGTGACGATGCAGTAGTCTTCGTACATCTCGCGGCAGTAACCGGGGCTGTACGTGTCGTCTCCATGCGGCGGGAAGATGGTCTTCACAACCTCATCGCGAATCTCGTCAACACTGCGACCGCCCCAGGAGGCGAAGGCCTCGATGCCGTGACCAAACTCGTGTGCGTTCAGCACGATCTGCCAGGGCATCCCCTTGACCGCCGGGTTGTCCACGAACGCCGTGCCGACAATGGCGGTGTCATAAGTCTTGCCCGTGGTGGGCGAGGTATAGGCCTTGCGCGCCACCTCCGTGCTGACGAAACGCAGCTTGCCGGAAATCAGGTCGGCAGCCGCCTGGGCATCCACAATCTCCACGTCGGCGCGCAAGAGGCCAGCCGTGTCGTCCCAGCGCAGAGCCTTGTGCCAACCCAGCGTCTCGCGGGCATCGTGCTGCAGCGCCTTGCCTTCACGATCATAGGCATGGTAGGGACGCAGGGGCGGCTCCCAGCTATCGGCCTGCTGAATCTCCGTAAAAGCATTGACGGCAGCCTGCATGTCTTCTACGGTGTAGATATTGCCATTCCAGGTGCCGGGCTTCAACAGCGGCAGCCCCTCGGCGTAGTACACTTCCTGCCCGGAGGCATTGGTGCGCTTGGACACGCGCACGTCGGCGGTCACGTCAGACAAGTAGATGTCAATGTGTCCCGGCATGGTCTGCTCCTTGTGCTGCGGACGGGGCGGCGGAAACGGAAAAGCCGCCCTCGGGTGAGGACGGCTTCGGTGTGTGACGGTTGGCGAGACTGGCGGGACTTGAACCCGCGACTTCTACCTTGACAGGGTAGCACTCTAACCGGCTGAGCTACAGTCTCACTGGTGCCCGATTGCGCTCCAGATTCGGAGCTTTCCGCGTTGTTGCGACTCTCGCCGCCCATACGCCTCCTCCGGCGTCACGTTTCGCGGTAGCAACTCCGGGTCCACCGCGCCGAATCCCTCCAACGGGCGCGCCTCTTCCGGCGGCTGCTCCGTATTCCACGCGGGCTGCTCGTTGAACAGGATCGGCATGAGCACGCTGCGGCACATCCAATGCGCCGGAGGAACAAGCAGGTCAGGGTCATCGAGCTTGTACTTGCGCCCGTTATGCCATGCGCAGATTTCGGTGGTGCGGTCGTCCATGACCGCGCTATACTCGACGCCCTGCACCAGCCAGTCTGCCATATAGCGCGATAGGCGACCATGCTCAAAAGCGACCGCGCCCTCCGTCCGTGCGATGTTCTCCAGCCGCCGCGCCGCGAAAGACGGAAACTCGCGCCGCAGACTGCGCATCGTTTCGTTCACCCCGAAGCCACGCTCTATGTTCGCCGCTACAATGTCCCGCGCGCCCTCCAGCAGCGCCCGGTCAGCGATCCCCACCAGCGGCGGCAGTCGCGTCTGCAGGTAGCGATCCACATACTCGCGCGGCACCCACTTGTTGACCGTGGCCTCGTGTTCGGCCAGCCACTCGGCTCCACTGCGTGGCACCGGCACTGTTGCGGTTCCGCCCTCGGCAACGGTGTGCGTCTCCAGCCAAGTGCGAAAGTCCGCTGGCAATGGTAGGGGCGCGGGAAGATATAGGCGCGGCGGTTCTCCGGCCAGCGTCCGCACCCCTCGCACAGGAAACCGCCTACGCACTATCCCCGCCAGTTCGCGCCCCGTCAGCATCCATGCCGTCAGCCACGCTTGCTGCAACCCCGACTGCAGTCCGGTCTGGCATGACGCGCCCGCCCCGTCATCCATGCCCCAGTGCTGGTAGCGGTACAGGAAGCCATCCAGGTAGGCGGCGGCCCCGTTGCGTAGGCCCTTGCGGAGGGCGGCTTCAGAGTGCGCTAGCTGGTCGGGGAAAGTGGGCATGTTCCTGCTGTTATCTCCCGGCCAAGACGTTCAGCGCACTGGCTGCTGTAACCCTGCCTGGGCCGACGAACTTTGGCCCATATGCGTTTTCCGCAATGATGAAACGCTCGCCGTACTGTTCCGCAACCAACAACGACCAGATCGTAGGTGCGCCATGCTTGTCTTCGGGACCGAACTGCGCTTCAGCTTCCTCTCGTGTATCGTACACTGTCCGGCTACGTATTCCTGCAGGCCAGTTTTGCCCGGCTGCCCACTTGACGCTAAGTGTCAACATTGCCATTGTGTCCCTCCCAGGACTGGTATTCTACTCAGAACATCACCTGCTCCTTCAGCCACCCAGCGACCGACTCCGCCCCAGCCGCCTGCTCATCAAGCCATGCCTCCAGCCGCTCCCCCTCGAAGGTCCACTGCTCCCCGTTGCGGGCATCTCGCTGCTCCTCGCTGCACTGCCATCCCCGCCGCGCCTCGTGCCGTGCCAACGCCTGCGCCCGGTCGAAGCTATGCAGGTGCACCAGCGTCAAGTCCGCCACGCGCCGCCCGTGTGCCTTCCCCTCCAGGAAGTGAAAGCCTACCTCCCACCGTAGCGGTTCCTGGGCAATCAGGGTCTTGTCATACAGCCTATCGCGCTTCCACCAGCCCCGCTGCTCCATGATGGCCCGACCGGACACGTAGGGCGCTTCTGACGCGTGCTGTACGAGGTGATAGCCTGTCGCCCTACATGACCGCCCCGGCAGACTCTGCGCGAAACGTCGCAAGCCCTGTGGGTGGCAGAGGAACTCGTCAACGTCGGTGTAGACCACCGTCTCATAGCCGCGCCCGAATAGCTCTGCCTGGACGGAGGCGGCAGTCTCACATAGCCACGGGTGATCGTAGCAGCAGGGATGGGAGACCGGCATGACCTCACAAGGCAGGCCAGCGGTGCTGCCATCGTCGCTCTCGTGGTCCACTACCAGCAGGTTCTCCGCGCCGAACTGACCGCCATAGTAGGCCAGCCAAAGCGGCAGGAAGAAAGGCTCGTTGCGGACTATGGTGAAGGCGGCGGTCATGCCTTTCCAGCCAACCTGCGTTCTTTCTCGACCGCAGTCCCTATCGCCGATAACAGCCCATCCACGTCCGCGAAATCGGGTTGCCCGACCGCGTTGCCGACGATTTCTACTATGCCATTTCTTTGCACCCTGACGCGGCGATGACCATATGGCTTCCCCTCCCCTGCCAATGACGCGTGGGCCCAACCATCTGTACCGAAGCTGAGTTCCATTGTGTCCCTCCCAGGACGGTGCTACTCCGCACAAGCGGCTACATTCCGTACCCTACCGGCAGTGCCAACTGCTTCGACTCGCGCGCCGCCCTCTGCTCCGGTGTCAACGCCGCCTCGGCCTCCGCCACTTCCTCGGCGCTCACAAACCCGGCCTCGGAGAACTTCTCCCGCAGGCTCGCCTCGTCGGCCTCGGTGGGCGGGATGGCCCCCGACCGCATGACGCGCTCCACAACCGTGCTCAGGAGGTCAAGGTCGTCCTTCTGTAGCGGGTCGAAGCGCCATTCGCCATAGTCCTCCACGCCCTGGCCGAAGTTGTAGTCAACCAAAAGTCGGGCGAACTGGTCTACCAGCACCGACCCGAGTTCCTCTTGGATCGCTTCCACCAACAGCGCCGTCAACTCCAAGACCGTGCTCGCCTGTGCCCGGCTACCATGCGCGGGCTCCTCCAGCAGCAGCGGCGACATCAGCACGGACTTCCATAGCTCAGCGTTGTAGTAGTCACACGCGCGGCGATAGGCCATGTCGCTGCCGACCGTGCTGCCGAGGGTGTTGTCAAGCGACCAGATGGCCTTGTCATCAGCGCTCAAGGCCACGGCGACGCACTTGCCGGGCGCGAGGTTGGATAGAAAGTCGGCGTAGGCCTCGGCGTTCTCGATGATCTCACCGTCGCGCACCTGCTGGCCCTTGGGCACCGTCGCTACTGGTGTGGGGTGCGCAAACCGCTCGAGGAAGACGCCCCAGAACCTCTCCAGCTTAACGCGCATGAACCACGAGCGCCGCGCCCGATCTGTCAGGCGCTTACCCAGGACCTCTTCCCGCAGTTGCTGCATGAACGGCCAATAGACGACCTCCGAGGCTTTCAGGACCAGCGGCTCTTCGCCGACCTCCCACGGCTGCTGCACGACCTGCGTGACGCGCTTCTCCTTCGGGTCCAGTTCGATGCCACACTTGCTGCCGCCCAGGCGGGGGAAGAACGTCAGCGGGTGTAGTAGGTCCAGCGCCTCGATATGCCACGAGTTGTTGTCCGCCACCCAGCGACGTTCCGCCACGGCGAACCCGGACCATAAGCAGGACAGCAGAGACCCTACCGTGCGGCGCGGGCCACCATACAGCTTAGCGAAGTCCTCTCGCACAAAATCGCGGATGGTCTCGTTCTCGTGCTCGTATTTGCCCAGGTTGCTGTTGACCAACATTCGCAGGACGGACAAGGCGCTGCCGATGGTCGGATCATACCGCTGCATCAGATAGCCATCCATGACCATCTGCTGCTGGTTGGGGAACTTCTCATAGGGGCCGAACTCATAGTCAGCCCAGTTAGTCGGCGCGGTGCGCCCGGCGATGCCGACGCTCAGGCTGCTGGGCGGCGTCTCGCCGCGCTGCTCCCGCTGCTTGCGCGCATCGTCCTGGGCCAGCGTCGCCACGCCGTGGCTCCGCGCCGGTCGTCCTTGGTGACGGTTGCTTGCCATGCGACTGCTTACTCCATGATAGACCGGCGGGGTGCGGTAGCGATGCTCACGGTCGGGCGGCTTGAGAACGTCGGCGCGTCCTGCCGATAGCCGAGGGCCAGGACTACCGCGTCGGCCTCGTCGGGGCTCGGCATTCCGCGCTTGCTCATGCTCTCTTTGCTCTCGACCTGGACCTTCTCGCGGTTCGTATAGACGTAGCGGATGGCCGATAGCTGCGCCCCGAGACGATCCACTTCCGCCCCGTGCGCTACCACCGTCATGTCCGGCTCGTTGTTGCCCTGCTGCAGCAGTTCCCGCACGCCCCAGTACATCTCGGCACGCAGGTTCGCGAAGCGCCCGGCATCCTTGGCCGCCGCACCGAAGTTCACGCCGACATAGCTAATGCCAGCATCGAGGAACCGCTGGCAGTGGTCTACAATCGGGCCGCCCATGCCCGTCTCGTCAATGCAGACGCGCACAAACTTGCCCGTCCGCGCCCGGAAGGCTTGTGCCCGCTCCCGGATCGCGTGCTCCAACTGTACGGCGTCCAGGCCCTGATAGCTCTTGAGCGCCTGCAGGCTGGCCCCCACCGCTTCGGCGATGCAGGAACGATCGCTGCCGAAGCGCGCCACGTCCACGCCCATCTGCGCTACGTCGGAGGGTAGCGGCTTGGGCTCGCGGCGTTGCGCTGCCTCAAACCACGACAGCGGAGCGATGACCGCCTGCTCGTCGGCGGACGGGAACTGCGCGTGGACACGGGAGAGGAAGGCTGGGCTATCCTCGCCCCAGTCGGCACGCCACCGTTCTACCTGCGCGGGCTGTATGAGTTCCGCCAACAGTTCGGGCGGGCAGGTTTCCCCGGTGAAGTTCGGCGTCTCCAGGGCGTCTATCCGTAGGCATTGGTAGCCTAGATCGGGGTTGGCGAAGGCCCGAAAGAACTTGCCATCGCTTCCCGTCGGGTTGCCAATCAGCAGCTCGCGGTATTCGCCGCCAGCACCGAGTGTCGCCGCTGCCTCAAAGATGTCGTCGGTGACGCCCGCCGCCTCGTCTACGATGAGCATGATGTGCGGCGAGTGGATGCCCTGGAAGGCTTCGGGCTTGTCGGTGCTCTGCCCGAAAGCCTCATGTGTTGTGCCCAGCACCAGCCGCGTCTGCAGGCATTGGCCGAGACTGCGTATCTCCTCAGGTAGGCGCTCGTGCTCACGGGCTACATACTGCCAGATGACCTTCTCAACCTGACGCCATGTCGGCGCGGTTGTGACGACCTTGGCCGGGCGGCGCGTGTAGACGAACCATAGCAGGGCGCACGTTGCCAGAAAGGACTTACCCACTGAGTGACACGACGCAACCGCGACACGCTCATGGGTGCTCAGTGCTTCCAGCACCTCGCGCTGCTTGCTCCACAGGTGGCGACGCAGAAGACGCTCGGCGAATATGGCAGCGTTGTCATGCACCGCACGGAAGGCTTCCGGCGTCGGCCCGTCGCTACTCGCCCTCGCCGCCGCCATCGTCCGCTCCCTTCTGCGCCTGCTCGATGCCCTGCCACCAAGCTAGTGCCACCGGCGCCTCGCCCGCCACGCCGTGGAGGCCGACCTGCGAACGCTCCGTCACTACGCCCCGACTGTTCGCGAGGCACTTCCGCGCCTCCATCTTCGCCCGTAGCGCCCCGATCTGCCCGTTCACGTTGTTCTCGGCCACCGCCCGGTTGTAGATGGCGTCGGCGTCCTCCAGGTCCGACTCCAGTCCCGCCTCGTAGTCAGCGCGCTCCGCTTCCGGCTGCAGGGCCAACGCGAGGTCCCGCTTGCGCTTGTCTACAAAGTCGCGGATCGTATGCCAACGCTTCGGCCCGCCCGTCGCCTCCGAGATGCGGCAGAGGTTGGTAATGTTGCGGTTGCCCTTGCAGTGGGCCTTCCAGACGGCCTCCTGCCACGCTTCGGGCGGAATCGCCGCTTCTTCCGTCGAGTCGGCGTCGGTTGTGGGGTCGTCAGTCATGGTGGGTTCCCCCGGCGCGGGGCCGAGCACTCAGGGCGTCGAAAGTTTCGCCCGTGGACTCGAGGATCGCGGGCTTGTGCGTCATGCGCTGGTAGCGGGTTACGGTCACGTCGCAGTAGCGCGGTTCGAGTTCAATGGCATGACACCGCTTTCCCGCCACCTCGCACGCTATCAGCGTCGTCCCGCTTCCGCAAAATGGTTCGACGACTTCCGCCTCTGCGAAGGCCTGCGCCAATTCCACATAGAGCGCAACGGGCTTCGGGCAGGGATGCAGTTTGTTGAGTGGCTTACCGTCAAGCAGTACCCTGTCGGTGCCGTACGACAACACATCGTTTTTCAGCTTGCGCTTCGGCGGGCTGACTACCAGCACAGGTTCCCAGGTGCTCGCCCCGCCCAGCCCGTTCCCGGCCTGCGCAAATCCCTTAGTCCACGCCAACACCTTTGCTTCTGGGTATCGCTGCAATTCTCGGCTCAAGTTCATCAACCCCGGAGTCCAGACGATCCCCTGCGGTGCAAGCGCGAATACATCGGCTACGAGTTGCGCATTCTCTTCCGGCTTATCAGCGTGACCTTCGTATCCGAAACCGATGCCATAGGGCGGGTCCGTGAGCGTCAGGCCCTGCTTCGGCCACGCTTCGGGCTTGCGGCTATCTGAGCACACCAGCCGATGCTCCCCCATGACCCACACATCCCCCAGCCGCGTCACCGGGTCCACGGGCGGCTCCCCAGGTCCGGGGTCCTCTTCCGGCACAAACCCCGTCGGCGGCCTCTGCGCGTCAACCTCCGCCAGCAGGTCGGCGAGACTCGCGTCATCGTGCCCCGTGACTTGCATCAGCCCGTCAGCTTGCAGGGAAGTCAAGAGTTGCGATAGCTGGTCGGGGTCGTCTTGCACTAGCCCCGGCCTGCTCAGTTCATTGT